TATATTAAATTTATGGACAAGTTCCCTGACCAACTGTAACGTAAATGTTTCCGCTGAATGAGCCACCGCCACTCCATTGAGGTACTTGCAATTTGAAGTAATTGGTTGTTGTCCCCGTTCCCCAAATTCCACTTGCTATAATTGGAGTTCCAGCTGATAGCATTGAAAAGAAAGTCGTAGAACCTCCCCCCGTTGCAACATTTCCGAGTTGTATATAACCACTTTCTGCGTGTGGAAAAGGTATAGTAGTTGTATAATCAATTTGAACGTAGTATGCTTGACCTGGAACGATACTTATTCCCGTTCCATCAACGCTTACTTGAATCCATCTTCCACGTGTTGCATTGGTTACAATTATATTGCAAGCATCTCCAACATTTGGCCCAACATTCAACTGCGAGTTACCTCCCGTTTTCCCAAAAATTGTAAATAATTCGCAAGCATCAGGTGAAGGTATTGGAAATTCAGCAGGCAAATCATTGATTGTATCGTAATCATTAGCCAATTGAAGGCGCAAAGTTTGATTGTACTTTCTCGAATTGCGTTCACGCTTCATCAAATAATTTGTGTCCTCAACTACCACTGGCAAAATGTTGTAACCATCCACGTTATCATCTACCATCCATACCGATTTTGAATAAAACAAATCTTTCATTGCTTTATACTCGGATTCGGTTAACCAATCACTTGTTAAGTTAATGAACGTCTTTACGATTGGCTCACGCTCGGTTAATGCACGTGAATAATTTTTAGTATCAAAAGGAGTTTCAACACTTGCCGTGTTATAGTTGCCAAGATAACTTTTATATCTTTTCTTTTCGACATCAATAGACCTTTCATTTTTCTTAATGAATGAAAAGCTATCCCATCCTCCCATCTGATTCAACCAATACAAATGAACTGGATTGTGTTTGCAATCTTCGTCTATGTAAAATCCGTATTTCGCAGTTAACTCAACATCACTTTCATCAATTCCGACAACAGTCCAAAACAAAGTAGCATCAGCATCCTCTTGCGTTATGTAACTACCATCAACCAAATTTTTAAGACCTACGGGAATGTGAACTATTGCACCATCATCAAAAGTAATTGGTATCAAAAATGCTGCTACAGAATTATATTCACCATCAAATAAATTATATTTGATATGAGTTATAGTTCTATATGAATAATTATCATTTATGTAACTACCATTATCACCAATCCAACTCATTATCTTATAAGCAGAATCTTTTACTTCCTTTACGTTTGACCTTGATACACGTTGCCAATTGATAACCTCTTCTTGTAATGTCAAAGGGATATCAATACGAGTAGCAACCGTTTCTTTTCCAAATCCAAGTGTATTGTCGTAATATTGAGATAGTGCAATGGGAGGAGTTGACGCCGTACCCATTACCAAATAGTTGCTCTTGCCTTTGCCATACACGCACATTAATCCATACTCAACAGTTACCGATCTATCTTCAGTAAAGACACCCGCCACCTCATAACCTTCGTATAATTCAATTGTAAATCTATTGACCAAATTATTGTTGACCAATATTGGTTCAGTTATCTGCAATAAGACATCGTCACCGCCATCAATTGTAACTTCAGTTTTGATGAGTTGATTGAAAATAGTTTTAGCATTAAACACACCACTACCAACGGCATTAGGTGCAATGTAAAATTTATACGATTCAGTTGTATTTAAATCGTTTATCTCAACTATGTATTTAAATCCAGGATTACCGAACTCCGTTGATGTCATTGTAAATGAAACATCATTATTTGAGTAGCACATTCCTGTAAATTCAGTATTGCCTTGTGCGGTTAATCCTCTTATTGCCGTGTTATATGCCATATCTTATACCTTTATTGTGCCTGATAAATTCTCCTCAATTGCTATTGTTATTTCGCTCTTTAATACCTTAATGAATTTGTCATTAAAATCAACCAACGTTTCATTGACTGCGTCACGATAGTAAAAGAGTGGAGGAATACCCCTTCTTCTTATTGCCCTCATTATATTAAATGCCATTCCCTCCATTGCTGCCTCTTTTGCCTTTGGTGTTTTGAACTTTTTAAACGATCCATTTGGCTCACGTGGTTGAATGCGTTTAACTTTCATCCAGTTGTAAATGGCCGTCTGCATTGTACCCATACCTTTACCTCCACCGCCACCACTTCCCGACTTAAATGAGTAAGGAGAATTCACACTACTGCGAGTTCCGTTTACCCCTTGCTCTACAAAGTCACCGTAATCAGAAGCTTTACCTTTAGCAAAGAAATCAATGCGCTTGTATTTGTTATCATAACGAAATGCTAATGACTTGCGTAAGGTATCAGATGCCACCGCCCTTGTTTTTTTTCCGTTCACGGTGCGATAGACCCCAAGGTTGAGCATTGCCTTTTCAACAACTTCTTGGCCAAAGTCATTCATCAATTGAGTGAGTGGATTATTCGCCATCTGCAACTTCCTCTGTAACTATTATATAATTTCCATAAGCTTCAGCCTCTGCCATATCAAGTGTTTCAATATAGCCATTCTCCGTAATCATTCTATACTTTGTTAATATCATATGCGAGGTGTTGTGAATGTTTGTTTGTAGCCAAAGTAATCAGCAAAGAAACTACGTGCAGTTGTGCCTATTGATTTAGCTATTTGAATTTTTGGAGTTATCAATTGACTTATTCCTGTTGGGATGTTAGTCGTGTGGGTTGCCACCAAAACATTGTCAATATAGAATTGCGCTGATGTTGAACCTGCGTTAATCTCAATCGTGAACTTTTGCCACGCCGTTGTTGAAGCTGCCACACTTGTAGTGGTCAATGTACGCACCGAACTAACCGAAGTTATACATTGCCAATTTGGAGATGGTGAAGTTCCGTTCTGAATTCCGCCCTCATCATAAGTAAAAAATATACCAGTTGCATCAGATGCATTGATAACTGATGTGCCTATTCCAAGAACAATGCGATACCTCTCAAGTGACGTGCTTAAGGTTGGAATTAAAATTGATGTTGTGAAGCTAAATGCACCACCTCCCAAAGCTAAAAAGTTATTGCCACTTGTTGTGCTAAATATACCCGAAACTCCAGTTATTGTTGTCCCCGTTGCGGGTTGAATAAAGCCTTGTTGATTTGTGGCACGAACTGCAGGCAATGCGCTTATTAATGCCGTGGCACCTGCACCTGATGTAAAGACCGTGTAAGATGGATCAATAGCGTTATTGGTTGCAGCTGGTGAAATGAAATCGCTGAACCCTTCAATGCCAAATCTTGCACGATCGTAATTGAAAACTAATTCAGTTCCAGAACCTACAATTGAATTACCATTAAATGTTTTGAGTTGTTTGTTTTCCCAAAGTCCATTAGATGAATTGTAGAACAACCCATCGTTATTTGCAACCGATGTGATTTTAACATCGTGTATCTCATCTAATTCATAACCATTTTGAACTCGCACGTACATACGACCTGCGCTGCCATTACTCGCCGTTGTGACAAATCCAAGATATACAAGATGATCAGGCGCTGAAGGTTTTGTTTTAGTCACGGTTCCTGGCGTTCCTCCAAGATAAACTGCATCACCATCAGACCAAGTTGAAGTTGGGAAAATGTTTAACCCATCTAATTGCCCATTGACAATTATAAGTCCTTTTTGATTGTTGGCAATTGATGCACTCAATACAAAACCAACTGTCTGCGCTGAAGTAGCATCAGTTGCGTTAGATGCAAGCTTTACCGTTAAGCGGTCACCTTGCCCGCCAAATGCGTAGACTGGTTGTCCTTTGGTTATTGTTGATCCGTTGACATTGGTAACGTATGCAAGGAGAGTATTTGGTGCAGTTCCAATCACTTGGAATCCGTTGAGCGTTGTGTTATAAATACAAAACATTTCAGCACCACTCACAATGTCACCACCAATCAACGCACCATCGTTATTGCGATACAAAGTTTTTGCACCAAGTGAATTGATGTTTAAAGTTGCACCCGTTGTATTGCCATTAATAAAACGAATAAGGAACGCATCTTGGTCACTCAATGAAGTGATACCGCTTATTGTTGCGGTGTATGTATCAGTTCCCGAAGTTGTACCCTTTGGAATGCCACTACCACCACCTCCTCCAGGGATTGTTTTCCAAGTATTGTCAGCCGCCAAGTAATCGGTAGAGGCTGATGGATCATTGGTTGTGTATTGTAGTTTTTTCATCAATCTCCGATATATGGAATAACACAAGCGTTCCACTCGTAATCAACAGTTATATCAATTGATAATTGAACTCCAGTTAACACGTGCGAGAATTCTTCAATAAAAGGTTGTGCTGAAATTGGTTTGCCTAAAACAACTGATTCATCGAAGATTGTTCCATTTTCCAACATATTAACGAAGTCACCCGCCAACTGGATACACTCACTCATTGATTGCCTTTGATATTCAGTCTTTTCTTCCTTGTCACGTGGAAGGTCTGAGAAATAAACGTCAAAAGAATAGGTCAATGAACCTGCATCAAATGAGAATGATGTTGGTGTGACGTGCATCCAAGGCCATTCACCTTCTTTTTCTAAATCTGCCTGAGATATTTGGCCGTGTGTGAAACGTCTTATCAATGCGTGACTATTCGCAAATTGCTCGAATTTACCAATTACAACATTATAAGTATAAAGTGAAGATGCGCTCATATAGTTAAGTAGCTTTAATGGTTGTTTTTAGATAGTAATTGTTTCTGAAAATTAAAATAGTCTATCCGGTAAGATAGATGCGCAAAAATGGTAGAAGCTTGTGTGTTAGTGATGGCATCAAATTTAGTGATATCCCTATCCGCTAATTCTTCGATGACGTGGAACCATCCGTATTTTGATGAGAGTTCGCTTGTTGCAATGCCTCCTCCATCATCTTCATCGCCTCCGTCAAGTTCTTCGTCACTTGTGAATCCAAAAACTGAAGCGAAGTGTTCACCAATTCTTTTTCGATAGTCGAAAAAAAAACCAGCGCTCCGTTTGCAATAGCTAAAGGCATCTCATTAAACTCCTCTGCATTCTTCAGGTGTGCTGATGTGTAAGGCTCAATGCTATACTTATTCCCCAACTGATTTGAGATAGGTCGGTATAGTATCGCAAGTATCTTATTTAGATGTTTTGGAAAGTCCTTACAATTGGAATCCAAGTCCAACCACTCACCAAAGCTAATGGCGTTAATGTCTGGCACGAATCCAAAGTCCTTCCATCGATTCTGCTTGTTGGCTTGTGGCTGCTCAATGACTGACTTAAATGCATTGATTGCATTTTGCAATTGATCAGGTGCAAGTTGCCTGACAAAGTCCTTTGGCTTGTTCAGGATAGCGGACACTTGACCAACCTCATTACCTTCATTTAAGATGAAGTCAACATATTGCTTCACCGTTATGGTATTATAGTCAAGTGATACTTTTATCTTATTCATTGTCGGGTAGTTTCTTTTCAAGTTCGGTGATCCATTCGGTGAAAAGTTCGGTGATTTTTGCCTTTGCTAATCTCTTGCGTTGTTCCTTTTGTTGCAGCCACATACCGAATAATACCGCAATGGTGAACGTTGATTGGGTAGCTGGGTTGATTTCTTTTTCTTCCATCTAATCTAATTTAATTTGATTTTCATTTATGATTTCGTAGAATCGTGTACGGAATTTATCCACACCTTCAAGTTCTTCAGGTGAAAGGTTTTGACTATTGTACTTGACCCAGCTACGTAACTCCTGCTCCACCTCCCAAAAGGTCACCCACAACTTTTGAGATTGTTGGAATAACTCCAACTCCTCTTTGTCATCCTCGGTGAATTCGTATATGACCTTCATAGCTTTTGCAGTTCTAATTTGACAAGCTTATACCAATCGTAAAAGTCTTGCTCATCGCCTTCACTCATTGTGGGGATATCCAAGGTTAGCACTATCTCAATGTGATGTAACGCGCAGTTAACCGCACGTGCGTAGACACTACCCTCATCTTCAGACATCTTTGACCTGACCATTGGTTTAAATCCTTTGACTAATTCAGCTGCGTATTCTTTTGGCTTCATAACTTATCCGATATTATTATTTGTACTGGCGCATCAGCGTCACCCACAATCGTATTGCGTGCCTGCTTAGGTTTGAAGTATTCCAAAGTCTTGAGGTAAAGTTCAGATGCTATCATTTTATCTTCATCGTTTCTTGATCCCCAAAGCTTGTTCAAGAAGTCATTGAACTGCTCCGCTTGTTGACCTGTGATTGATTCGCCTAACTGCTCCCATTGCAAAGTCCTTTCAGATTTCGCACCTTGTGGCCTTCCATTTGGATTGCCTGATTTTCCTTTTTCAAATGCCATAACGTTGTTTTCTACTTGTTATTAACAATCTTATATCTCTAATTTAGATTTGAAGTGATTTATTAGTTGCTCCATCTTATGGTCATAGTATTTGGTAAAGGTAAGGAATCCCTCCTTATCGTTTTCCCAAAGCTTATAAAGGATGTTCCTTAACCTTTGACCATTAGACTTTCTTTCTATCTCAAAGTCAGCTTTAAGGTCATTTAAAACCTCCCTTTCATTAGTAGCGAATTCTTCCTCTTTTATCGCGCAATAGACAAATGAATTTTGAAGGCTGAATAGTTGACCTGCAGTAGCTGGAGTAAGTTCATTAGTGCCTATCACAATGGCCGTAGTTTTGTCCTTGCGACTTTTGATT